GTTCCCCAAGTATCTTCAGAGCTTCCAACTTCTGGTTTTACGAGCGAATAATTTGTTGTGGTTGTATCTGCCATTTAATTCTCCTTATGCGGCGTCTAGCCAAGTCGTTGATGCCGCTGGGGCGTCAGTCCAAGTTGTTGATGCACTCGATGGTTTTTCCCACTTCAACCTTGCCGCGCAAATGATAGCAAAAGTTGAGTTGATCGTTAATGACCCAGAGCTAAAAATTCCATTTATTTGACAATTTGTTGTTGCCGAAATTGCTGTAGTTGCTCCACTTTCAAAAACAACATTTGCACTTGCCGTGGTTGCCATTGTTGATGAAATTGCAGAAGCGCCCAAGGCAATGCGCTGGGCGGCGGATGCCGTCGTAAATGCAGATGAAACAGCCCCGGCTCCATTTTGTATTCGAACAGCGCTTGCGGAAACACTGCCAGCTATTGCACTCGTTCCAGCCGCTATTATTGTCCGAGTAGCATTAGCAGATGTTGATAGCGTTGAAGCTCCTGTTGCGGCTCCTTGTGCAACGCGAACAGCCGCTGAAGCTGTAGTTGTGCCGATTGATGTTGATGCGCTGGCGCTTTGTATTCTCGTTGCGGCGCTTGAGGTTGTTGTAACATTAACAATTGTGGAAGCGGCGGCAATAATAGACCCACCTATGCCGTAAGCATAAGTGCCGTAATTTCCTAAACCATATCCGCTTTCTCTAATTGGCATTACTTCTTACCCTTTGCAGTTTTAGCCGCTTGTTTAAAAGCCTTTGCACTCGGCGCTCCCTTCGTGCCGGGTTTCCTCATTTTTTCTTTGCTACCCGCTTCTATTCGACGCCTTTTAGCGGCAATATTTGAGTAAAGTCCGCGTTTTGCTGGCATTGATTACCCTTTCGCTTTATGTCGTTGAGCAAAGTTTTTTGCCGCTTCTTTTGATCCAAAACCCCAAGCCTTTAAAGCCAAGTTTAAACGAGTAGGTTCGCCTTTTTTATCCTTCATAGCTCCAGCCATAGATCCAAACCGGGCGGCAAAAGAAATTCTTCGAGGATCAGTTCCAGAAGCGAGCGGTCTTTTTAAATTGCTTCCAGTCGTCCTATTGAAGAAATCTCTTCCATCTTGGTTCAACCCGCCTTTTTTATTTTGGAACCTCTTCGCAACCATGATTAATCCAATGTTATATCCAGATCACCCGCCGGGATGCGTAAAACATCGCCTGTAGCAATTGTTTTGTTTGCCGACAAGGATGCGTAGGCAAGGATATTTCCAGAACTTGAGGCGTCCAAAATTGCCACCGCAACAATTGTTCCCCAACTGCCTGTAGCTGTTGGAAATTCAACAGCACTGGTATTCGTGGCTAAATTGCCAGAAATCGTGAAAGCTACAGTTTTTCGCGTGTAGCCACTGCCCGATAATTCGGTTCCAGCCGCGCTATCTGTGGGCGCACTGGTGTAAAGACCCAAGTACCATGCAGTCGGGCGCGTGACACTTGTTGCTGTAAACAAGTAGGTTAAAACGTGGGTTTCAAAGGTATCTGATAAGCTCATTATATATTGCTCCTTACTCTAAGTACTAGAGAGCCAGAATTTCTAATCTTTTCGCTCTCTGCATTGATGGTTTCGATTGCCGCGCCATAAAGTTGCGCCCAAGTTGCTACTCTTTCATCGTCCTTGAGGTACGGTGCGGCTTGTAACAATGAGCCGTATAAATAAGCATCTGGCGAAGATGTAAGTAGCCAGTTTGTTGTGTTGCTGTCCGACAATGCCGGGATCTTGGCATAATAGAGTAGCTCAGTTGGATATGTACCATCTGGAGTTGGGTAAACTTCGACTTCACTGCCAACAATTCCATATCTTTGCGGTCTGCCCGTTGCGTCACTATTTGAAGCGCGCAAATCAACAATTTCTTTAAAAGATGCGGTAACAATATTTGTAATTGTTCCTGTCGTATTAAATCGAATTGTTTCCAGCCAATCGCTGGGTAAAGCACTAAAACGACTGTCTATATTTGCATTCGCTCGTTCATGCATTTTGTGATGGCGAATTGTTCTATTCATCTGCGTTTCTGCCAAAGCCACAAAGTCTTTAATAACAGCGGTTAAATCGCCGCGATTAAGCCAATCGGCAATAGAGCTTTGTAAGTCGGAATAGTTCGCCAATGCCATCTAAAAACCCTTTACTTTGAATTTTGCGTATTCGCCGGACATAACTTTTCTTGTCACATACGCATCAAACTCTGGTGAGCCAAGTTTAAGCCCTGTTTCCTTCATCCATTGCTCAATAAACACCATTGGAACTCTTGCACCAATCTGCGCTTTATGATCCCCGTGGCTTGCCATAGCGCCGCCCTCGCGTAGTTCATGCGTATCTTTTAAAAGCTGAGTTAAATCTTGATTGCGAACAATATGGATTTTGCCATCTTCAGCTTTGTATTTTTCAGTAATATTACTCATCTACAGTGATCCACGCTTCGTTTATATCGTAAGTGCCGGGATTATCAGCGACAAACTTGCCATCTTTTCTCGCCCGAACTTTCTTTGTCTTTTTTGCCGTTGTTTTCGTTAAGGTTTCAGCAAATCCATTCTCCATAAAGTGCGCCGCTTCTTCTTCAGAAACTGTCACTTCTTCGCCAACCATTAGAGGACGCCCATCGTGAAATGGACGCCTCTCCGTTGTTATGCGGATTTTAATACCGCCAGCCATTAGCTAGACGTACAATCTGCAACAGTTCCGTGAGCCGTTTCGGAATCGATTTGAAGCCCAAACTCAACAGAAATTAATGTTCGCTTAGAGTGACCAGTTTCAGCAAGCGGCTTTTGTGAAGCTGTTTGAAGATACGCAACTCTTGCGTAATTCGGGTCAATCACATGAACATCTCTGGCTCTGGTAAACCTATTTGGAACCACTTTTAATGTACCAAAGTCAGTTACAAGAAAATCTATCGCTTGATAGCTAGTTCTCTTTTCGACATCAGCATATTGCGTGTTAATTCCAGAAAAGCCAGATATTGTCTGCTTGTTGGACGCTCCACAAAGAACAATACTTGGATCTCCGCCCGCTTCCCAAATATCAGCAACAACGCCTTTAAGAATTGCTTCTGTTATAGCTCTGAGATTAGAGTTTGAAGCATCTGTAGCCGCCGCGTTTGGAAAGCCAGCCGTGGTTCCAGATAGTGTTGGAGCCGCTCCGCCTGTTCCTCTAGCCGCATTGGTTCGAATAAAAGCTGGTAAACCCGCTGTTACTCTTGCCGTTCCAGACGCACCAGCGACACCAGCCGCGTTGTTAAGCATCATGCTTTCCATGTCGCGCTTTAGCTCTTTTAGCTTATAGGCAACCTGTTTAGCCATGCTTTCTGCATCACCTACGCCATCAACTGCTTCGGCTGTAGAACTTACCTCTACAACTTTGTCAGACAGATTTGTGTAGTTTGACAATCTTTTTGGAAGAGTTGCGGCATCGTTACCCGGCGCGGCTTCTCCTTCTATGACAGAATTATTCACGGCGGCTGTTGTCAAAGTGACTTCGCCCCACTCGAATAATGTGTTGTCGATGTTACGCGAACCAATAGCCGACATAAACGGCGTATCAGTAGGCGAAATTGAAATTAGAGCTTCTTGAACATCATCTTTCAATGTTGTTGAAGAATAACTCTGGACTGTGTTTGCTGTAACACCCATTGGTTTAGTCTCCGATTAAAAATCTAGCAACGTCCTCGACACTGCCAGTTTGCTTCATTCTAGAGGCTATCTTTTGCTGTGCTTTTGCCTTCGCATCGCCATCAGTTCGCTTCGCGCCCGGTCTTAACACTGGACGCGCATTGCTCACTTTCTTCGCTACGCCGTTTTTATTGGACGTTGCCTTTCGAAATTGAGCCGCATCATAAAGCACCTTGATTGCTCGGTGATCCATGATTTGCGATACCTCTTCCGCTGAGTAGCCATAGGCGGTTCCAACATCGACAAGCTCTTGTCGAATTACTGGAGCTTTTTTCGTGTCTGCAAAAGCTGGGATGGATTGCTGTAACAATTGAGCCTGTTCTGCCAAATACGTTTTCATGGCATGATCGTTTTGCGCCTTGGCTTTTTGGTCAAGTTGCGTTTGCTCTGCTTTTAATTGTTGTTGCTGTTCTACACCATCTCGATGCATTTCCATTTGCTCAAAATAAGCAATAGGATCTGTTTGCATAAGCTCTTTGGCTGGTTTTGCCGGGATACCCGTTTGAGAGAGTTGAGTTTGATACGTCTGCATCTGCGCTTTCAAAGTTTCGCGCTCCGCTTGTAAAGATTGATAAACGCCTTCAGCTTCCTTTCGAAGTGAAGCCACTTCACCCATCTTCTTTTGAATGTAGCCTTGACCAGAAAAACTCCGCTTTAGGTCATCTAGGGTTGTCTCAACTTCTTCGCCGTCAACTTTAACGCGATAAGTCTGAGGTTCCTCTTGACCGTCGTCAATTTCTATTTCTTGCTCATTCGTATCTTCGACGC